CATTTGTGAGAAAAAGTGAAAGTGAAGATGTATAAACCATTTGAAGATTTTTTTACACAACTACAAGAAAAGAATGAACATAAACTTTCTGATAGATATAAACTTCTTTCACCAAGAATGAAAAAATCAGTTGATGAAGTTTTTAAATTTTTAGAAAGTGATCCATCAGATTTTTTGGCTAAGTTTGAAAAGTTTATTGAAAAGACTGCTAAAAAGAACAAAGTTGAGGCAGTTGCATTAATGAAGTATTTTGAAAAAGAAACATTAGAAGCATAGGAACAAACATGAAACTTATTGCAGAACATATCCAGGATGTAGAATATATTATTGAAGATAAATCCGGTTCTAAGAGTATGAAAATCCGTGGTATATTCATGCAATCAGAACAAAAAAATCGTAACGGACGTGTTTATCCTTTTAATGTATTAGAAAAAGAAGTCAAAAGATACAACGAAGAATTCATAAAGCAAGGGCGAGCATTTGGTGAACTTGGACATCCAGATGGCCCTACTGTTAATCTTGATCGTGTTTCACACATGATTACAAGATTAGAACCGGATGGAAAGAACTTCATGGGTGAAGCAAAACTACTTTCTACACCTATGGGGGAAATTGCGAAGGCACTTATTAGTGATGGCGGTAAATTGGGAGTTTCTTCTAGAGGTATGGGTTCTCTGGAATCAAGAAATGGTGTCAATTATGTAAAGGATGATTTTTATCTTGCAACTGCGGCAGATATTGTTGCTGATCCTTCTGCTCCTCAAGCATTTGTTGAGGGTATTATGGAAGGCAGAGAATGGATTTGGAACAATGGTTTACTAAAAGAAGTTGCAGTGAATGAGATTAAAGAGGATATTGAAAAAGGTGCAAGAGCAAAACAGACAAAGTATCAAGCACTTGCATTCGCAAAATTCTTCAAATCAATAATGTGATAAATAAATATAATATTAGAACTTTTCAAGGAGTATACCAAATGTCAGAACTAGACAAGACAATTGAACAACTTGAAGCAGAAATTTTGGAAGAAATGAACGATGCAAATGCTCCCAAGAAATCTGCTGCAAGTCCAGATAAAATGCAAACTGTTGCTGGAGAAAAGAATGATTTAGGTGAAAAGCCTGAAGATGCAGCAAAGAAAGTCAAGAAAGCATCTCCTCCACAGACCAAAACAATTTCCGCATCAACAGAGTTTGATATGGAAGATGTAGAGGAACTGGAAGAGAAAAAGAAAATGTCCATGAAAGAGATGGAAGATGAAGAAGATGATGATGAAGAAGAAATGGACGAAGCAAAAAGTGTGAAATCTGAAGAAGATGACATGGGAGATGATGAAGAAGAGGATGAAGAAGAAATGGAAGAAAAGAAAAAGATGAAAAAAGAATCTTTTGAAGATCGCCTTGATTCTCTTGATGTTTCAGAAGATGTAGATGCATTGACTGAAGGACATGATCTTTCCGAGGAATTTAAAGAGAAGGCTTCTGTAATCTTTGAAGCAGCAATTAAATCTAAATTGCGTGAAGAAGTTCAAAGAATGGAAGAAGAAAAAGAAGAGCAAATCAAAGAGTTTGTAGATGATTATAAAGATGAATTAGTTGAAAAAGTTGACAAATACTTGAATTATGTTGTAGAGCAATGGATGACCGAAAATCAACTTGCAGTTGAGCGGGGATTGAAGGGTGAGATTGCCGAAGACTTTATTGCTGGATTAAAAGGATTGTTTGAAGACCATTATATTGATGTACCAAATGAGAAGTATAACATCCTTGAATCACAAGAACAGCAACTAGAGAATTTGGAAACTAAATTGAATGAAGAAATTCAACGAAACATAGAATTGAAAAATCAGGTGTCACAGCACATCCGTGAGTCAATTTTTGTTGAAGTTTCTGAAGATTTGAGTGCAACAGAAAAGGAAAAGTTTGGTTCTTTGGTAAAAGAACTAGAATACATTGATGAAGAATCATTCAAGTTTAAATTGAGTGCATTGAAAGAAAGCTATTTCCCAAGAACTAAAGTTGTCTCCGAATCTGTAGATACACAAGACACTTCAGTTGAAAATGTTGAAGTAAGTGGAACTATGGCGAAATACTTGAGTGCTATTAGTTACACTAAAAGTAAGTTTTAATAAATAATTAATATAACCTTTAGGAGTTTTAAAAATGTTCAAATCAGAACACCTTCAAGAAAAATGGTCACCAGTCTTGAATCATCAAGATTTGTCACCTATTCAAGACAAATACAAAAGAGCAGTTACATCTGTTATTTTGGAAAACCAAGAGCGTGCATTGAATGAAGATGCTCGGTTCTTGGCAGAAACTGCACCTACCAACTCAACTGGTACTGCAATCAGCAACTGGGATCCAATTTTGATCTCTCTAGTAAGGCGTGCAATGCCTAACTTGATTGCATATGACGTTGCTGGCGTACAACCAATGACTGGTCCAACTGGATTGGTCTTTGCCATGCGTTCACGATACACTAATCAATCGGGAGCAGAAGCATTCTACAATGAAGCAGATACTACTTTCTCAGGTACCGGAACACAAACAGGAACCAACCCTGCTGTTCTTAACGATAGTGGAGCTGCTACTACAGATTACACAACTGGTCTTCCAGTATCAACTGCTACTGCAGAAGCATTGGGTGATTCTGCTGGTAATGCATTTGCAGAAATGGCATTCTCAATTGAGAAGTTCAGTGTAGAAGCAAAATCAAGAGCATTGAAAGCAGAATATTCAATGGAATTGGCACAAGACTTGAAAGCAATTCATGGACTTGACGCTGAGACAGAATTGGCAAATATTCTTTCTACTGAAATCTTGACAGAAATCAACCGAGAAGTTGTCCGAACAATCTATAGAATTGCTGAAAAAGGCGCTTTGATTGACACAGCTAATCCAGGTGTCTTTGACTTGGACGTTGATTCAAACGGACGATGGAGTGTAGAGAAGTTCAAAGGATTGATGTTCCAAATTGAGCGTGATGCCAATGTCATTGCACAACGAACCAGAAGAGGACGAGGTAATATCATTATCTGTTCTTCCGATGTTGCAAGTGCATTGAACCAGGCAGGTAAGTTGGATTACACACCTGCTCTTGCAAACAATCTTTCCGATGATGACACAGGAAACACCTTTGCTGGTGTATTGAATGGTCGCTATCGTGTATACATTGATCCATATGCTGGAAATCAAGATGCCAAGCAATTCTATGTAATTGGCTACAAAGGTTCTTCCTTTGCTGATGCTGGTGTATTCTACTGCCCATACGTTCCATTGCAAATGGTTCGTGCAGTTGGTGAGAATACTTTCCAACCAAAAATTGGATTTAAGACACGCTACGGTATGACTTCAAATCCATTTGCAAGTGGTGGAACACCATTCGCAAGTGATGCAGCAAGACTTGCTGCTAACAGCAACGTATATTACAGAAGAGTTCAAGTAACCAACATCATGTAATCATACGATTCTTATAAATAGAGGTATGTTCAAAAGCATACCTCTATTTTATAGGATATTTCAATGGTTGATTTAGTTGCCGCTAATCGTGTTCCTTCCAACATAGACTACGCATCTCCCACACAATTTCGTTTTCAAATTGCAAGACTTCCAAATGTAGAATATTTTATTGTGGCTGCAAATGTTCCACAAGTTTCACTTTCTGGTGAGGCCGAAATCAATACACCGTTTAAAACTTTCTACAATGCAGGTGATACTCTTGAATATGAAGATTTGGTTGTAAAATTTCTCGTAAATGAATCATTAGAAAATTGGGAAGAAATATATAACTGGATTGCTGGTATTGGATTTCCTAAGAGTAGAGAACAATTTGCAACAATGTCAGCTGAATCTGAACAAGATCCTCAAAATATATTCTCTGAAGCAACGCTTACTATTCTGACAAATAAAAATAATCCATTATTGCAAATTACATATAAAAATGTTTATCCATCATCTCTCACTGGATTAGAATATGATGTTCAACAAACAGATACTATTTCTCTTTCGGCCACTGTAAATTTTAAATTTTCAGATATTGAATTACGAAGACTATAAATAGTTTTACATTATGTAGGAGTGAAAAATTATGAATTTGGAAGAACTGCAAAAAATTGCAGAAAAAGACATGAAAATTGATAAAGATAATCTAGATATAGAATCTTTAAAAATTCCCGAACTTCAACACAAATACCTAAAATTCCATTCTAACTACAATCTTCTTCTCAAACAAAAAGAAACAGAATACAGAATGCTCTATCGTAAGAAATGGGAGCATTATTCTGGTAAAGATGAAAAACCTTTTCCTCTCAAAATTTTAAAACAAGATATATCCATTTATCTTGATGCAGATGAAGAATTGAATAAAGCCAGAAATACTGTTGAATATTATAAGACAATGGTTGCAGAATTGGATGGTATTTTGAAATCTCTAAATAATAGAGGGTTTCAAATCAAAAATGCAATTGATTGGAAGAAATTCTGCGAGGGATTAAACTAGGAGAATAAAATGAATCTGTTTCTTAAATGGTGGCTAATATTCATTCTGATGATTTTGTCAGGTGCAGTGACTTGGTATTTTTCTTTTGTAAATTTCTTATATGCAAATGACTTCACCAAACTAAGTTTTGTAATTATTGCCATTCTATTTTTTGCTACAATCATTATTGGTTACAAATACTACAAAAATAATCATGATTTTGAAATAGAATGGTTCGCATCAGAAGTAGTAATTAGTCTAGGAATGATTGGAACTGTTGTTGGATTCATTTTCATGCTATATGCTGCATTCTCAGAATTGAATGTTGATGATCCTGCTAAACTACAACAAAGCATGATGCTAATGGCAAAAGGTATGGGAACCGCACTTTTAACCACACTTGTAGGATTGATTTCCAGTGTACTAATCAAGTGCCAACTCATAATTGCAAAAAATGAAACGAACATACAATAGTAATCTTGCATTCATTGACTTATTGTTCAATCTGATTCTCGGCTTTGTTTTTCTTTTTATTATCAGTTTTATTCTTATCAATGACCCTGTGAAGAATGAAGGAGTTGAACAAAAAGCAGAATTCATGATTATTTTAAGTTGGGATGCTAAGGCTAACAAAGATATTGATTTATGGATAGATGGTCCAACAGGACATGTTGGATTCACTACTCCACAACAAGGAAACATGTTTCTTGACCGTGATGACCTTGGACATCGGAATGACACATATCTTGAAAATAGTGTTAGAAAAGTTGTACATATAAACCGTGAAGTGGTAAACATTCGTGGAATAGTACCTGGAGAATATGTTGTCAACGCATTTTATTATTCAAACGGAGATGAGGATATTAAAACTGATGTTAGTATAGAAGTAATCAAATTAAATCCTTATATTCAAATTTATCAAGGCTCAAAACTTTTTGACTATCGCTCACAGGAAGAAACATTTGTTAGATTTACAATTGATTCCATTGGTAATATACTAAAACTAAATTATCTACCAAAAGATATTGTGAGAAAAAAGACTGGCATCATGTCAGGTGCCGAACAACAAATATTTTCACGACCATGACTTATTTAATCATTTCAAGTTTGGTGCTACTTAGCATTTTTCTTTATCTTATAATTGAATTAAGAGCAAGTATACATTTAGTATATATTATTCCATTAACACTATTTTTTATTGCAGGATCTTATTTTTATTTTGATTCTGTTTTTGGATATCCAGTTCTCAAAACAAATGAAAAGAAATTCAGATTAATTTCATTCATGGTAAATGAAGAAGATGATAAAATATATTTTTGGATACAACAGGAAAATGAAAATCAACCAAAAGCCATTTTCATAGCATATGATGCAGATACCCACAGAGAATTAGAAAAAGTATCTGATAAACTAATGGAAGGGCAACAAATAGAAGGCGAGTTTTCAGAATTGGAAGAAGAAAATGAAGGTGAAAAGGCTGGACTAGGAACCAATAAATCTAAAGGAGGAGAGTTGGTTCTTCATGAAATGAATGTGGAACATTATTTACCAGAAAAAAATGGAAATTGAAAAAAAGAATGAAGTATATTTAAAAGTTAATTGCGAACCTTCCGAAGCAAGACAAATATCAGCTTATTTTACTTTTGAAGTTCCAGGTGCAAGATTCATGCCGGCTGTCAGAAATAAAATATGGGATGGTAAAATAAGACTTTTTAATGTTATGACTGGTGAATTATATGTTGGTCTTCTTTCATATCTTACCGAATACCTTCAACAACAAGAAATAGAATATACACTTTCAGAGGAATTATTAAATGATGCAGTTTCCATTTCTACAAAAGATGTTGAATCATTCACAAAATATCTTAAACTTAAATCTGGTGGAAAGAACGTCAAAGCTCGTGACTATCAAATTGATGCCTTGGCACACGCAATCAGAAACAATAGGACACTACTTATCAGTCCTACTGCTTCAGGCAAATCACTTATCATATACTGCTTAGTAAGATTTTATCTTAACATACTAGAAGAAACAAGTCAAGATAAAATTTTAATTCTTGTTCCAACTACATCTTTGGTTGAACAACTTGCTACAGACTTTGTTGACTACGGATGGCAAGAATCAAACATTCAAAAAATTTATTCTGGCCATGACCGTAACATAACACACCCTGTTGTCATTTCTACATGGCAATCTGTCTATAAATTTCCTACCAACTATTTTAATCCATTTG